AGATTATGTTGATCTACATCAATAGAAGCCGCCATAAGTGGTGATAATCCCAAATAATCATCAAGTGGATTCCAAAATTTAAAATGTTTTACATCTGATTGACCAGTAAATGGGTCAGCTTCATATGTATTAACTACTTTTCCATTTAATTTATAATTATAACCTTTTGGAATAGCATTGTTACTTGGTATAATTTCAACTCTATCAGGTCTTAATAAATGTAATTCAGAAGGTACACCGCCAGCAGTGCTATTTATTGCATAACTATTACCTGACAATAACAAAAAAGAATACAATGATTGAAAATATTCATTGCCAGCCTGTAAAGGGTTTGGCCTTTTTAACAAATCAATCAATGGGTGTCTTTCAAGTTCAATATCACCTTGAAAAACTTTAAAATCAATTGAAGCCGCACCTTGAGCTATTTCATTTACACATCTGTAAACAATAGCATTTTGTTGGTAACCTTCTTTTGCATATGATTTAAAATTATCTGACCTATTATGATAAGGTGTAGTTTGTTGAACGTGTACTCGAGGAGCATCCTTTAATTCAAATGGATTTAGGGGTGCTTTGCGAAAAAAATCTAATATTGCCATCAACTAATTCTCCACATTGGTTGCCCCGTTGATTGGGATAAATCTGTTATTGCCCATACAAGGGCATCAAGTCTGTCTGGTGATACATTACCACGTCCGTTATAAAAAATCATCTGTTCTTCTAATTCTGAAAATTTTCCAGCATGAAAGACTTTTTTATTTTCATATAGTGCGGCTATTGGTTCAGCTCTCAACATTTTGCCCCTTGTAGCACGAACAGATCGGTATGAAACATTCTTATCTGTATTTCTTAACAGATTTTCAACCAAATCACCACCATTATTGACTTCAGCTATAATTCTATCTGCTTGATATTCATGATATTTGACTACAGCTCTCCTTATCCATTGATCAGGAGTGCCTCTGAGGGAACAATCTTCCAATACATAATATGTATCATCATTAGCAGTTCTACCAGCTACAACAATGCCTGTTTCGTCTGATTTGGCATTTCCTGTGACAGATGGGTCAATGGCAACTACAATTCTTGTTAAATCAGGTATTTCATCTTTGTTTACCCTTGATGCTTGCAACATATCACCATTCCACAAAGCACCTTCAATTTCTTTCATGTAATCGCCAAGCCAAATATGATTGTATTTTAAAACATTATTTGCCCTTGTACGTTCAGCCATTTCTTTTGTTGCATCAGTAACAAATGGATTATCTAAATAATTAACATGTACCAATACAGCATTGTCATTATTTTTAAATATTTGTTCAACAGGGTCTGTATCTAAATTAGGATTCCATGAAAACCATAATTCAGAACCTTCTTTTCTTATTGTAGGGTCTAATAATTCCAATGACCTGTTAGACATTGATTGTGCTTCTTCCACCCATGCAACATCAAAACCTTCCAAAGATTTAACGCTTTCAGCAGTATGATCTTGCATACCTTGAAAAATAACTATTCCTTTTCCTTTAACAGTCATAATTCTATTTTTTTGTATTTCAAAATAATGACCAACACCCATTTTATTTATTTTGTCTTTTAATAATTGCAAAGAAGAAAATTCTAATGATTTTTGAACTTCACGAATACATATTATTTTTGTGTTGGGTTCTTCTATTAATCTTTCAATGACAGCTTCACCAAAAAAATGTGATTTGCCTGATGCACGACCACCTTTAGCGCCTCTGTACCTTGGCTTTCCCCTGTCACCATTTAATAATGGCAAGCACCATCTAGGTGTTTCAATTGGTAGGATCGACAATTACACGCTCTATTCTAGAAATTATTGCGCCACCATCTTCACCTGTGACTTCAACATTTGTTTTATCTTTTTGATTTAAATATTGTTTACCTAACCAAACCAATACACTTGCATTGCCATTTTCTGCCGCTTGCCATTGCATACGCCTTAATGACATTCTGCCTTCACTATTGAATTGTCTGTGTAGGTCTTCAAAATTTTGATACCCCATTTCTTTTAAACGTCTGTTTAATGTGGTGTCGGACATTTCCAATACATTGCAACATTCTTCTTGCGTACATTGTATCCTTATCATGCTAATTAATTTATTAAAATCTTTTGTAGTCAATGGTTTAGAAGCACCTTTAGGTCCTCTTTTCTTTTTACCTACATCTTGTGTTGTGTCTTCTGACATAACATAATTCCTTAAACATTTATTACCAAGTAATTTTCATTTTACACCATAAATTCTGAATTTTAAAGTGTTGTTAAAAATATGGCTATTTAAGCTTTCTTTTTTCTTTTGGCACATAAATAAATGAAGCTGTTAATCTGTTTATAGATGTATTTTTATTGTTTTGTATTGTTCCCCTTTTGCCGGGAGCTTTTAATCTACTTGGGGCTCTATCCATAATCCAAGCATTTGATCTATATCTATGACCAATCATTGCTGGATGTGACGTAACACTGCGAAATTGTTTACCTTGTTCATGCAACATTTCACCAACAAACTCACTTAATCTGTTTCCAAGCCCGAAACCTTGATAATCTGGCAATGTAACTGTTCTGTGTTCTTTCCAAGTATTTTTTAAATGTGGGTGTGGAAAAGGTAATATAGCACTAAAAGCCGCGGGCTGTCCGTCAAAAAACATTATATAACATTTTGATGCTTTGTTTAAATCAGCACTTAAATAGTGGTTTCCCACAAACAATCGCCACGCAACATGATGACATCTGAATACCTCGATTTTCGCTTTTGTTCGCCTTTGACACCCCCAAGTGAAAGTATTAGCGGAAACATCATAAACCCAATCTGGTTGTAACCACCCTTCCACATCATAATGACAAGTAACTGCTACGAATTGTTTGTCTGTTTTTCTTATTGATTTTTGAACAGCATGACTGCCAACTTTTGCAACATCCCTATCTACAACAGATGTAAATTCATCAAAAACAATTAAATCTCTTTTATCAGTTAGTGTTCTGGCTAATTCACTTCTAAATTTTTGACCATTACTTAATGCCCTATATGGTAATAACCAAGAAGGCGGCGAAGAAAAACCAACATGTGATAATGAATTGGTTACATCTACAGCTGAAAGTGAAGCATCGAAATCATCTAATAAAGAAGATTTTTTCCATTCATAACCAAAATGATAAGCATCATCACCGAATACTTTTCTAGCTATTGTTGTTTTACCAGCCCCAGAAGAACCTACAATCAAACCAACTTGCCAAGGATTTTCTTCAAGGGGCATATTTATATGCCATTCTTTTGTTAATTTGCCAGATATAGGCACATCAAACATACCTACAACTTTTTCTGTTCTAAATGATGGCGTGTAATCTGTTTCTACTACATGGTTAAAATTCGGCATTTGTATCCTTTCTCAACCAATTCATTATACATTTTTTCTTGTTGTGCTTCTCCATCACATATTACTGCAACTTCATATGTTTCTTTATATTCTTGTTCATCAGGTAATTCATAATCTTTTTCTGTATCATCAAATAATGATGCTAAATCATCTAATGAAAAACCTGTTAAATCAGTATCGAAATTTAAATCAGTCAATTCTTTAATTTCAATTTTAAGCATAGCTTCATCCCATGTGGAATTCATAGCTAATTTATTATCTGCTATAATGTATGCTTTTTTTTGTGCTTCAGTCCAATTTTTAGCAACCATTGCTGGTATTTCTTTTAAACCTAATCTTTGTGCCGCCATTAATCTTCCATGACCAGCTATCAAACCAAATCTTTCATCCATTAAAATTGGAACAGTAAAACCCCATTCTTGTATGCTTGATGCTATTTGCGCAACTTGTTCATCACTATGAACACGACTATTTCTGGCATATGGTATAACTTTGTCTAAATTTACCATTTCAACTTCTGTTGCTGGCCATTTTTTCATTTTACACCCTCCTAGATGTATAATTACATTATACTTTTATTAATTTAAATCAAATGATTAATGTATTGTAGGTATTTCATTTGGATGATCTGTGTTTGCAATATGTAAAATTATATTTGAATTTACATCTAATATTTGTTCGGTGTTCATTGAATAAACAGCGCATACAATCATAAAAATTTCTGTAATTTTTTGTATATCAGCTTCAATTGGTAAGCTATCTGCTATATTTTCTATTTCTTTATTTTTCAATATAGCCATGTTAACTCCGTTTGATAAAATGCCCCTCCTTTAAGAGCAGAAAAAGGAAGGGCAATACAGGGAGGAGGGAGAAAATTCCCTACATCCCCATTATAACATATTATCGTCTATAATTCTTCATTATTTTATTTGCTATTTTTCTTCTTTTTTCTATATCAATTTCTTTTTTTATTGGAGCTTCAATTTGTATTTTTGGTTTAATTGCAATATAGCGTTTTCTTGCGTTAACAATTAATTGCCTAATTAATCCTTCATGTGGCCGTTTTGATGGATATTCAATCAAATATTGCTTACATGCCTTTGTAATTTCATCATTGGTATAATCTTGTAACATATCCATCCAACCCAATAAAATATCACGTTTGATCATTTCATCTTGTGGAACTTGAAAATACCTACCCATCAATGATTGTGCTTTTATAGCTATGAATGCTCTATGTTTGCTTAATTCATCATCATTTAAAATTTTTGATTGCAATGCTGGTAAATTATTCATCTTTGAACCCTAGCTATATCATTAACCATGTTTCTAAATTCATAATCTATATTTTCATTTGTCTCAATTTCAATTTCATCTTCCCATCTGCCTTGATTAAGCCATGTTGCAGGGTGTGGTATGTATTTTTTATCTTTTAATTTTACACTTTCAGCATAAATTATAATAGCTTCATTGATTTTATCAACACCATGCAATGAAGTTGCTTTTTCATAACATGTTTTAGCTTTTGTTTTTCCAATTTTACGTGGATATATTTTCCAAAATTCTTCAAAACCGATATTTACTGATCTTAAAACCATATGTTCATTTACATGGTTAATACTTACTAGGTTATTGGTCTGTAAATTTTGCATAGTCCCATGTGTAAATTTTACACTGTCCTTATGTAAATTTTGCATAGTCCCGAAATGTAATTTATATTCATTTGATGTTTGTTGACCATTTTTTCTAATTCGGCCAGTTTTTGAAATTAAGTTTAATTCAATTAATTTATTAATGTGATTATGTACTGATTTTGGACACATTTCAGAATCTTCTGATATTCTTTTTATACTTGGAAAACATCCGTTGTCTGGGTTATGCCTATCTGCCAATGATAGTAAAATAATTTTAGTTGCTGGCTTTAAACCTTTTGTACCCATTGCCCATGCTAGTGCTTTGTACGACATATTGTTAATTTCTCCTTGAAGGTGTCAATATGTTGTGCTACCAATCAATTGTAAGACAACTTTAACCCTAGTTTATTGTTTTCTTTCTCCATTTGATACCACGTTGTTATACCCAAACAACGTGGTATTTATCCTTTATAAACAATCTATTTAACATTTGTATAGATGTTTATTTTTAATATTTGTAAAGTTGCACTTTACATTACACCATTTTTTACATAATGTTTAAAAGTCAAATGGAGGACATTATGGGTAATAATAAAACACCGTTACTTTTTGTGCGGAGAACAATAATTGATAAAATTTCAAACAGATCAACTGAATTAGTTAATAAAGCACAGTCTGGTGAAATAACACAACAAGCATATTTAGCACAACAATTTCCAGCGGATGCTATTCAATTCATTGAAAAAGCAATTGAACAAGCTGTTAAAGATTTTAATAAAGCTTCGAAAGCAAGCAAATGCGATTAGATACAAATTTGTTAACTTTAGTTGCTGAAGAATTAATCCCTTATAAAGATGATGAAGATGCATATTGGGATACATTGGACGGTGAAACAGATGTTTTAGATTTAGTTGGTGAAACTTTAAAACGTATTAATGAAGCTGATGCTGGGGTTATTGCTTGCAAAACATTGATGCAACAATATCAAGAACGAAAATCATTACATGAGCATCGTAAAGAAAAATTAAATAAAATTTTAAAAACTGTTTTGTTATGTACTGAGCAGTCAAAAATACCACATGAATTAGCAACCGTATCATTACGCAAAGGCACAGAAAGCGTTTCGATCATTGATGAAAAGGAAATACCGTCTCAATTGTGCAAGGTGTCTATCACACCAGATAAAACAGAAATCAAAAAACAATTAAAAGCGGGTATCAAAATTGATGGGGCTGAATTGGTCACTGGTGCTCAAACTGTATCTATAAGGATGAAATAATGACAAAACAAACAAATGAAGCTATTCAAGCTTTTATGTTGTCTCAATCACAATTGGGAGCGGCAATTAAAAATGCAAAAAACCCTTTTTTAAAAAACAATTATGCTGATTTAAATGCAATACAACAAGCTGTGTTGCCTGTTTTTCATGCAAATGGTTTTGCAATTATGCAATTACCAATGAAAGATGATTTGGGTGATTATGTTGAAACAATTTTTGCACATGTAACTGGTGAAAAATTTACATGCAAAGTTTATTTGCATTACAAAAAAGATGATATGCAATCATATGGAGGTGCAATTACATATGCACGTAGATATGGATTATCTTCAATGAGTGGTGTTCCTGTGGAAGATGATGATGGCAATTTAGCAACTGGTAAAAAAAATCAAAATGTTAAATCACCAACACAACATGAAACTGCAGTTGAGCGCGGAATAAAATTAATGAAATTTATTGAAACAGCAAATGCTGATAAATTTAATGGCATGTTTGATAAAGCATCTAAATTAATAAGTGAAATCAGAGTAACTGATGCTGATTTTTCACAAAAAATAGCAACAGATTGGGAAAACAAGCAAATTGAATTGGGAATTAATTAATGAAAACTATATGTATATCTGGAAATCTTACTAAAGATTGTGAATTAAGAAAAACACAAACAGGTTTAGAAGTTGCTGGTTTTAGTGTTGCTGTTAATGACAGAAGAACAAAAGAAGTAATATATTTTGATTGTTCTTATTGGGGTAAAGGTGGTTCAGCAGTTTCACCTTGGCTTAAAAAGGGACAATCCGTGGTCATAAACGGCGATTTTGGGACAAGAGAATACAATGGGAAAACTTATTTAACATGTAATGTAAATTCTCTTGATTTAACTGGCAATAAAACAAATCAAAGCAATGATAGTTCATATCAAGCATTTGTGCCTCAATCAAATGATTTAGATGATGAAATCCCATTCTAAACCACCAAAAATACAAGTAGAATTGCGTGATGGGGTATTAAGTCCCATCACTCGTTATGATGCTGAAGCAATTGAAAGTTGCAAACAAAATCAAATATTTGATTTAAAATTTGTTTCTAGTAGATCAAACCCACATCATAAATATTATTGGACAATATTAAATGCCGTTGTTGAAACAACAGGTAAATGGCCAACATCTACACATTTACACCATGATATTAAGTTTTTAACTGGTTATTATAAATCCGTTATCAATGAAATTACAGGTGGAGTTTTTTGTGTAGTTGATAGCATTTCATTTGATGCAATGGATCAAAAAGAATTTAACACATTTTTTGATAATGCCATGAATGTTTTGTCTGAAAAATTAGAAATTGACCCAATGGAGTTATTAAAATGA